CCGGACTTTCGCCCTGGCGAACGAGGCGGGCCTGATACCGCCCCCGCCTGCCGACATCGACCTCGGGGCCACCCAAATCGAATATGTCTCCATCCTGTCCCAGGCCCAGAAGGCGGTCGGCGTGAGCCGCATTGAGCAATCGGTCCAGTTCCTCGGCAACATGGTGGCGGTCTATCCGGAGGTGCGCCACGCCCTGGACCCGCTGAAAGCCTACAAGGAATACAACAACATGATTGGTGTCCGGGCGGGTATCTTCACCCCGGACGACGAGTACCGGAAGGCGGTCGATGCCGAGAGCCAGGCGGCGGCGGCGGCGCAGGGCGCGGCCACCGGGGAGTCCCTGGCGACTTCGGCCAAGCTCCTGAACGATGTCGACCCGGCCAACATGAAGCGTCTCCTGACCGGGGACGTTGCAGGAGGGCTGGTGTTATGATGGAGACCCCTTCGCAACAGCACTATCGGAACGCCCTCGAGGTCATGCTTTCCAACCCGGCCACCCGGGTCCTGCTCTGGCGGCTGATTGTCGAGGACTGCAAGGTTTTTGTCGAGGAGTTCCCCATGAACGCCTCTGTCTACTGCCTCAACGCCAAGCAGGAGATTGGCAAGCGGCTTCTGGCTGACGCCAAGGCGATTTCTCCGGAGCAGGTGTTTCAGGCGGAGCAGGAATACAACGAGTTGATGAAGCTGAACGCCCAAACTAAGCCAGAAGGAGATTGAAACGATGACAAACGAACTGGGCAATCCTGCCCCGGCCCCGGATAACACCGGCGCGGCGGGCGGACAGGGAACGGACCAGACCACTGCAACCTCGGCACCCGCGAACCAGCCAGCGAACCCGGAGGTGGTTCAGGATGCCGCATCGACAGGAGGTGACAACGCCCCGTTGCTGAACCCGGAGGCCGGGGAGCCTGAGGGCGACGCCCCGCTCCTGACCCCGGACGACGGGGAGGGGGGAGACGCCGAGGAGGCGGGAGCCCCGGAGCGCTACGAGGACTTCAATTTGCCCGAAGGGTTCGAGCTTGCGGGCGAGGAGAAGGAATCTGTTTTTGCCATGTTCAAGGGCATGAACCTGTCTCAGGCGAACGCCCAGAAACTGGTCGATTACTTCACGAACAAAGTCAAGAGACCAGCAGGGTTGCCGAACAGGCCGCCCTGGTGGAGCGCCGCAAGGCGTGGCGGGCGGAAGTCCGCCAGCGCGAGAACTACGCGACCGAACGTGCCCTGGCCCTGAAGGGCCTCCGGGCCGTGGTCACGGAGCCGGATGAGAAAGCCCTGTTCACCGACTCCTGGTTGAGTGACCACCCGGCGTTCTTCAAGGTGTTCACGAAAATCGGCGCCTTGGTGGGCGAGGACTCGCCGCCTCGCGGAGACGGCTCGCCCGCACCGGGCCAGGACCTCAACCTGCAACGCTTCCCTGTGGCATAACCAAAGGAGAAATCTTAGATGCCAGCCAACTATCCGACCCTTATGGATGTCGCCCGCCGGAGCGGCGACCCCAGTATCTCGAACATTGTCGAGATTCTCAACAAGTCCAACCCCATTCTGGACGACATCCCGTGGATTGAGTGCAACTCCGGCGTGACCCACATCACGACCATCCGCACCGGCATTCCGACCCCGACCTGGCGTATGCTGAACGCCGGTGTTCCGCTCGGCAAGAGCACGACCAAGCAAATCAAGGCCCATTGCGGGATGCTTGAAATCTACTCCGAGATTGACGCCAAGCAGGTCGACCTGGCCCGTCGCAACGGCGGCCAGCAGGGCGCGGCGGACTATCTCGCCAGTGAGAACGTCGCCTTCATCGAGGGCTTCGGCCAGGAAATCGCCCGGGTGTTCTTCTACGGGGACCCGAGCCTCCCGGCGGAACCCGTTGGCCTCTGCAACTACTACACGGGCCTCCCCTCGGGCTCCGAGACCAACGTCATTGACGGCGGCGGCCAAGGCTCGGACAACACCTCCATCTGGGTTATCCAGTGGGGTCCCGACAGCGTTCACGGCCTGTATCCGCAAGGCTCGAAGGCGGGCCTGTCCGAGAAGTACCTCGGCGTTCACACGGTGAAGGACGCCTCGGGCAATCAGTTCCAGGCGCACCGCACCCACTACGGCTGGGATGCCGGCCTGGTGGTCCGTGACTGGCGTTCCGCCGTCCGCATCGCCAACGTCGACCTGTCCGACGCCATCGCCAACGCCTCCGGAGCGGTCGACATCCTGACGACCCTGACCAAGGCGGTCTACAAGCTGCCGAAGAAATCGTCCCAGAGCCGCACCGCCATCTACATGCGGAAGGAGCTTATCACGCTCCTCGACCTCCAGTGCCAGAGCAAGTCCAACCTGCTCCTGAGCTACGCGGACATTTCCGGACGCCCGGTTCTGCACTTCCGGGGCATCCCCATCCGTGAGCAGGAAACCCTCCTGGCGACCGAAACCCTGGTGTCCTAATCACAGAAAGGACTGAAACATGATTCTCGACGCTGACCTCTTATTCAGTAACAAGCAGGCCGTCACGACCACCGCCACCTCGACCAACGAGATTGACCTCGGCGTGGCGGGCGACGCCATCGGCCAGGAGTTGACCATCCACGTCGTTGTGGACACGGCCTTTGCCACCCTCACGAGCCTGACGGTCTCCCTGGAGACCTCGACTGACGGCTCGACCTGGACGACCGTCCTTTCCGGTCCCGCGGTTCCCCGGGCCAGCCTGACCAAGGGGGCGAACATTTTTTGTGTTCGCGTCCCCCAGGGCCTGTCCCGCTACGTTCGCATGAAGTACACGGTTGGGGGCTCCAACGCCACCGCCGGAAAAGTCACCGCCTTTGCCAGCAAGGACCTGTAAGGAGGTGACCATGGCCCGCTATCTTGCTCAGTCTGAAGGTTTGGTGGGGACGCGGTTTGTCCGTCCCGGGGACGAGTTCGAGTATGACGGCCCGGCCCCAAGTTGGGCCAAGCCTGTCCAGGACCCCCTGGAGAAGTCCAATACCGAAGTCAAGGCCAAGCCCGGCAAGGGCAGGAAGGCGGGCGCTAAATGATTAGCAAAGTGGAAATCATAAACATAGCGCTTTCCCGTATCGGCGAAAGCCCTATCCAGAGTCTCGACGAGGGAACCGTGCCCGCCAACATGGCAAAGGTGTTCTACGACCCGGCGCGTCGTGCGACCCTCCGGGACTACACATGGAGCTTTTCCCTCCGGACGGCACGCTTGGCTAAGCTCGACGAAACCCCGGATGATTTCCTCTTTGCT